TCGGCGTCATCTCGGACACGCACCTCGGCTCGAAGCACGAGCGCCTTGACGTGTGCGATGATCTGTACGACTGGTTCGCGCGCGAAGGCGTCACGCACGTCTTGCACGGCGGGAACTGGATCGACGGCGAGAAGCACTTCAACCGCCACGAGCTCCAGGACGCTGCGCACGGCCGGCAGAATCAGCTTGCCTACATGGTCGCGAAGTATCCGCACCGTCGCGGCATCACGACGCTGTACGTCACCGGCGACGATCACGAGGGCTGGTACAACCAGAGCGACGGCGGCGACATTGGCGGGGATCTTGAACGCCTAGCGCGCGAGAGTGGCCGCGACGACCTGCGAAACTGCGGATACGTCGAAGCGTTCTTCACGCTGGAAAACAAACGCACGGGCGAGACGAGCAAGCTGTTGCTCCAGCATCCTGGCGGCGGTAGTGCGTACGCGCTGAGCTATGCGCCGCAAAAGGTAATCGAGAGCTTCCAGCCGGGTGAGAAGCCGGGCGTCGTCATCTTCGGGCACTGGCACAAGATGGAGTTTGCCAACGTCCGCGGAGTGTGGAGTTTGCAGGCAGGGTGCACGAAAGACCTGGACACGTTCGGCCGCAAGAAACGCCTGAGCTACCACGTTGGAGGTTCAATCCTCGAGCTAGAGCAAAGCCCGCGCGGTGAGATTCGGCAGGCGACGCCGCATATCCGCTACTACTACGACCGCGATTACTACAATGGGCAGTTCAGCTTGAGCGGGCCCGTGCGCAAGGTGCGCGCGCCGCATGGGCGGGCTGAGATGGCGCGGAGGGCGGCGAAGTGATTATCCGCAGGTGCCTTGATTGCGGAATGGACCCCGATGGACTTGCGGGCAGTGAATTGTCTCGCGGCGCGTGGGATAGCGCATCGAGCCTCGTTCTATTCCGGTGCCGCGATTGCGCTGAGCGCGTAGCCATCCTGAATCAACGGGTAATGAACCCAGACGCCCAAAGCCCCGCGGTCGAACACAAGAACATCAAAGTATCCACCCCCACCAACCCCGCCCACTACGCATCCGGCGAAGTCGAGTGCATCGACGCGCTCCGCTCCGCGTTGACGCCCGAAGAGTTCCGCGGCTACTGTAAGGGCAGCGCGATGTCGTACCTTTGGCGACTCGGCCGCAAGGACGCGCCGGAGCAGGAGGCGCGCAAGGCGGCTTGGTATGTCAGCTGGCTGGCGGGTGATGATCCGCGGAAGGATGGGAAATGAAACAGCGTCAACGTCGAAAGCGCCGCGCGCAGCGGTGGCTAGCTCGCAAGCCGGCATCGCAGCTTGCCGGGCGCTTGTACTTCTACGGAGTGGAGCTCACCGATAGCGGCATTGCCTTCCGCGCGGCTGCGGATGGCGAATGGTGGCAACGAATGCGGAGCGATCTCCGAGGCGGGGCTGGTGGCGGTGGAAGCTGACCAACTGCGCGCCCGCATCGTCGAACTGGATGCCCAGCTAGCCAAAGCGAAAGCCGAGGCGCTGGAGTGGGAGTTGACCTGCGACCAGCTTGAGGCCAGTAGCCTCAACTGGGCGGACGAGCGATCGGAGCTTCGCGCCCGCGTGGCCGAGCTCGAGGTCCAACTGGCCGACGCGCAGTTCGCGCACCGTCATCAAGCGGACTACTCGGCGATGCTTGAGCGCCACCTGTTCGCACTGAAGGAGTCCGCACGCGCCGTCTGCGAAGGCGCCGACGCGGGCGAGGTCAGGTTGGGGCTGTCGATTCTTCGCGCCGCCCTCGCCGCGCAAACGAAAGCGCCCCCTACTTCCCCCGCTTCGTCGGCCTCAACTCCGCACCCTTGACCAACTCGTCAAGCGACACCTTCAGCGCCTTCGCCAGCAACCTCGCGTGCCGCAGCGAAGGCACTAGCTCCCCCGCCTCCCACCGCGTAACAGCCCCCGCCGCCGCCTCGCACATCCTGCAAAGCTGCCGCGACCCTAGACCGCGCGCCAGCCGCAGCCGCTTGATCCTTGCCCCAAGATGTTCCGCCACTCCCCCACGATGACCGAACGCCGCGGAAAGCGCAAACAATGAACTGCCCTTGCAACAAGAACGAGATGACGCTACGCGACTTCCGGCGCTGGCTCAACGACAACCCCGAGGCGCGGATGCACGCGGCGAGCGTGTGCAAGAGCGATGCGTTGGGCGCGCCGGTCGAGCTTGTCGAGGTCGACGGTAAGCCGGTGTTGCGTGTTGGGATTTCGCAGCGGAAGGAGACGGAGCGTGCGCCTTGGTGGCGGCGAGTCCCGTGGATGAAGCGCGCCGAGTGACCCCGCTTACCCCCACCGCATCGCAGGTGTATAGAGCAAACGGCTACCCGCCGCCGGCCAGCGTGAGCACTGGGAATTCCTTGTGGCGCTGGCCGGTACTTCTCGCATGACAAAGCATCACCCCGAGGACCGCGGCGACGGACGCCGACCGGATGGCCTGTTCGCTCGCGGCAACAAGGGCGGGCCGGGGAACTATCTCGGCCGTCGCACGCGCGAGTACCGCGAGGCGATCTACAAGGCGGTAACGCCCAAGGACGCCGCGGATATCATGCGCGCGATGGTGGACATCGCGAAGCAAGGCGACGTAGCCGCGGCCAAGGTCGTATTCGAGCGGTTGATGGGCGCGCCCGAGGCGATGGACGTTACGGAGAAGCTCGCGACGCTTGAAGCCGCGGTGTCGGAGTTCATGCGCACCGGCGTCATGCCGCAGGTTCCAGAGGACTTCTAGCCGTGGCGCGTGGCGTCCACGCTTCCAAGTCGATCCCGGCCCGCATCGACCGTCTAACGACGATGATGCGCGCGCTCGCTGCGACAACCGGCGCGTCAGACTTCCGCCGCTTCAACGGCGACGAGTTGACATTCATGCGCGAAGTCCTCGGCGCGCAGCTGTGGGCGGGCCAGCGCGCCATCGTCGAGCGGCTGTTCGAGAAGCGCTTCGTCGCCGTGCGATCGTCTCGCAAGGGCGGCAAGACGGAGATTGGCGGCTACATCATCGAAGCCTTCGCCCAGCTCGGCCCGTGCAATGTGATTAGTACGGCGGCTGGCGGTCGACAAGTTGAGACAGGTCTATGGTCGCGCGTCAACCGCATTCACGCCAACGCGCGCGTCAAGCTGCGCGGCGAGTGCCGCAGCACGTCGTTGAAGCTCGGGCCCGACTGGTACGCCATCGGCTTCAGCACGAACGACAGTACGCGCTTCCAGGGCTTCCACGCTGGCGTTGAGCCGCCGGAGGACATCGACGGCGAGAACGACCACCTCGAGCAAGTCGCGCCGTCCAAGGTCGCCGAGGCGATCGAGCGGGCCGCGCATGACGTGTCGAAGAAGTCGAGCACGAAGCGGCTCCTCCTGCTGTTCGACGAGTGCTTCGGTATCGACCAGATCATTTTCGACGCGGCCAAGGGCTCGATGATCGGCGACAGCGTGTACGTGCTCGCGATGGGCAACCCGACGCGCGAGGCCAACGACTCGCACGAAAGCTGCCGCATGCACGCGGACGGCTCGCGTTACCACCGAATCAAGATCGCTGCGCTGCGGGCGGAAGACCCCGACCCGTGCGACGAGGAGTTCGTAACGCCGCGGTGGATCGCCAAGGGCGAAGAGCTCGCGGCGATGTACCAAGTCGACGACCCGCTCTATCGGCCGATGGTGCTCGGTCAGTTCGCGTCGGGCGACTTGAGCGGGGCCGTCGTAACGCACGCCATGCTCTTGGCCGCGTGTGAGCCGCGCGAGTCGAACTTGAAGCGCGGGCCGCACATCGGCTTCGATACGGCGTGGAAGGGCTCAGACTTGAACGTCGCTGCGTTGTGGGTCGACTCGGTCAAGGTCAGCGTCGACGAGTGGCACGGGCAGGACACGCTTGCGTCATGGGACCGGCTCAAGATGCTGCGGCAGCACTGGTCCGGCCAGATCGGGCGCGAGATCCCGTGGCGCAATGTCCACATCGACGACGCACCAGTTGCGGCCGGCATCATCGACAAGGCGCGGCGCGAAGGCGCAGACCTGGACGCCGTCAACTTCGGAGGCTCCCCCACCGGCGCATGGTCGAAGCTCGTCGGCGAGGTCAAGCTGAAGAACCGGCGCGCCGAGCTCTACTGGGTCTTCCGCGAGTTGCTACGCACGGGCGGCCTGTGCCTGCCCAAGGCGTACAACAAGAGCTGGCAGGAGCTGACGTCGCACACCTACCGCTACACCGACACGCAGAACGAGTTGCTCATCGACCCCAAGGAAGGCGTGCGCAAGAAGCTCGGGCGCTCGCCTGACCACGCAGACGCCGACGTGCTGGCCTTCTCGGAGCCGCAGCGCGTGTCGGTGTTCCGCGTCTAGCCGATTGGACCTACCATGCAGGCCATGAACCGCCCCTCCCTGCGCGACTGGATGCTGTTCGCGCCGCTCTACATCATTCGGGAGGCCGACGAGCGCAGCGTGGAGCTGGACGTCGACGGGCAAGTCCTCAACATGCTGGAGCAAAACGGCTTCGTCACGCGGGAGACGTTCGCGGACGAATCGCACGGCGGCGAGCGAGTCGAGATCGTGCGGATCACGAAGGCCGGGCGCATCGCGCTGAATGCGTTCTTGGACGCGGTCGGGATCTCGAGGCGCGAGCTACGCGCCGCAGCTAGGCGGGCCGCGCGTGAGTTCGGCCGCCTACAGCCGCCACAATGAGCCGGCGCGCGTAACTCGAAAGCGGAGTGCGGTTGTCTGCCGCTGCTGAGTAGAGCCGCGCAAGCTCCTCGCGCGTAAACCGGATCTTGAGTTCCGCGTCCCTTCGCTTGCCAGTGGGGAGAGGCGGGCGTCCCTGACGGTTGGCCATAGTTTCTGTTCCCCGGTAAGTGGCGTCGACCCGAGTGGAGATCCAACGGGCCTCTATACAGGCTCGCGTTGTCCTCGGCAACCCAAGCGCGCGCCGGCAGTAAGCCGCCGTTTTCCGGCGCTGGCGGTATTTCGCTGCACTCGTTGCACAGTGCGCAACTAGTCGAGCTTCAGGGCGGGCGCATTACGAAGGCGTTCGCCGGTATCGACAACATCCTCAGCGCGCGGCTCCAACTTGGCGGCGAAGAGTCGGCCAAGTTCCCGCTGAAACAGGACGAGTACCTGTACGCCGCGGCGACAACGAAGGCGTCAGCCGTTCGCTCGGTCCCGCTCGTTGTCTACCAAGACGACCGGCCGGAAATGGACAACCCGGCGGACGCGAGCGACCCGCTAGTGCGCCTCGTGACTGCGCGCCCGAATCGCGCGATGACGTTCGGCGAGGTCATGTACCGCGCCGTGCTGAACCGAGTTGAGTGCGGTGAGAACTGGTGGGCGCTCGCGGACAGCGAAGGCAAGCCGGTAAAGCTCCAGGGCGACTACATCGCCACTCCGGCGCAGATCATCCCGATGACGGGCCGGATCGTCCAAGAGGGCGACCAGGACGCGACGACGGGCCTGCCCAAGACGTGGCGCTGGTCCGCGGCGACTGGCGCTGAATCGGCGTGGCCTGTGCACGCAATGCTGCCCTTCATCGACGCCGACCCCTATCGGCAGTTCCGCGGCGTCGGAGTCGCTGAAGTTCTTGACCGCCTCATCGCCGTCAAGTTCCAAGTAAACCGCTACCTGCACGCCCTCGCGGCGAATGGTGGCGAGCCCGGCGGCGTTATCAGCGTTCCGACGCAGACCGCGGCCGAAGAGATCCGCCGTTCGCAGGCGGAGATGGACAGCTTCCAGTCCAACCCTGACAACCGCGGGCGCTTCCTTGTGCTCGGCGGCGAGGCGACGTTCACGCCGAACACGCTCGCGCCCAAGGACATGGAGTTCGTCCAGCTCCTCGAATGGGTCCGCGAGGCTGCGCTTGGCCTTGTGGGCGTCCCTGCGCCGTGCGTCGGCGTGTTCAAGGACGCGAACTACTCAATGTATGCCGAGGCGACCCGCGCAATGTGGGTCGGCCCCAATGGCGTGCTGACGTACCTGCGCAGCATCGAAGCGGTGTTGAACGAGCGGTTCTTCCCGTCGCTCGCCGATCCGCGCTACCGCAAGTTCCGCGCGTACTTCGACACGACGGGGATCGCCGCGCTGCAAAGCGACAACTCGGCCAAGGTTGAGGCCGCTGCGCGCACGTCGGTAACCGTCGGCATCCCGTTCAACGCTGCGCTTGAGCTCCACGGCGTCGACGCTTCGGTTGAGGGTGGCGACGTCGCGCCGAATCCGTTCGGCCTTGACGACACGGACGAGAGCGAAGGCGAGGACGAAGCGCCCGAGGTCGAGGACGCCGAGGATGACGCCGGGGACGAAGCAGAATCGCCCGACGAGTCCGAGAAGTCCATCGAAACGCGCGACGCCCGCGACCTAACCACGCGCGAGGCCCGCGTCGAATACTGGCGCTCGATCGAGAAGGCCGTGCACGTCCCGGCCGAGCAGCTGGTCTTCCGCGCCGCCCGCACGCTCCTGCGCCGCTACGCAGACGCACAGCTCGCCCGCCTGCGCGAGTTCGCGCGCGACACGAAGCGCTTCGACGGCTACGTCAAGCGGGAGATCGCGCCGAGCGAGCTTGAGGAACAGGTTCGCATCCTCCTGCTCAACAAGTCGGAATGGGAAGAGAAGATGCGCCGGCTGTTCGAGCAGCCGCTTGAGCGCGTCACGTCGCTTGCGCTGACGCAGGCCGCTGAGGAAGTCAGCTCCATTTCGATCGGCGTCGGCGACCCGCGCATCACCGAGGCGCTTCTCGCGCAACAGATCAAGCTCGCCGAAGGCGTCACGTCGACGCTGGCCGAGCGCGTCAAGACGGCGCTGATGAAGGAGCTGTCGCAGGCTTCGTCCATCGCAGACCTTCAGGCCGCCGTGCGCGAGCGCCTGCCGGAGCTCGAAGGCTCCGTGCGCCAAGTGTTCGCCAACAAGGACGCGCGCGCGCAGGTCATCGCACGGACCGAGGCGGGGCACGCTGCGAAGTCGGCGCGCTTCGAGCAGTTCAAGTCGGACGGCATCACGAAGATTCGCTGGATCACGCAAGGCGACGGCGCTGTGCGCGAGTCGCACGTGGCGCTTGACGGCGACGTCGTGAGCCTTGGCGGGCGTTTCAAGAACGGCCTTGCCTACCCGCAGGACCAAAACGGGCCCGCGGAGGAAGTCATCCAGTGCCGCTGCACTACGGCCCCGGTTTTCGAGGACTGACCACATGAGCAAATTCGCAGACATCGCCCCGCGCATCTGGGCCGGCGTGGCAACGCCCGACGAACTGGCGTCGATCAAGGCCGAGGACGTCTACGCGATCAAGAGCGACGCCGAGCACGTTCGCGTCCGCGCGAGCACGACGCGCAAGAGCGCTGACAAGGAAGCGCGCACGGTCGAGCACGTCGCCAGCGATGAGACGCCCGACCGCATGGGCGACGTCATCCGCGTCAAGGGCTGGCATCTCGACAACTTCCTGAAGAACCCCGTCCTCCTGCGCAACCACAACAACGAAGCGCTGCCGCTCGGTCTCGTTACCGACGTGCGCAAGGGCCGAGCTGAGGGCCGCGCTGCGCTGCTCGCCAATTCGCAGTTCTTCGATGACGAGAAGCAGGACGAAGCCGGCCGCATTCTCGCGCGCCTGGTTCTCGATGGCGATATGCCGGCGGTGTCGGTCGGATTCATGCCGCTGAAGGTGCGCCGCCCCGAGGACGAAGCGGAGCGCAAGGAGCTTGGCGTCGGCGAATACGGCGTTCTCTACGAAAGCGCCGAGCTGCTCGAGCTGTCGGTCGTCACGGTCCCCGCGAATCCCGCCGCGCTCATGCGCCGCCTTGATTCGATGGTCGAGGCCGGCGAGGTCGAGAAGTCGCTCGCCGCGATGGTCGCCAAGACGTTCGAGCCTTCGTCTCGCGTCGTGGTCCCCGTCGCCAAGGTCGCTGAAGTCGCGCCTAGCGTTGTGAAAGACCAACACGGCGAAGCTCTGGAGCGCATTGAGCGCTCGCTCGCCGAGCTCAAAACCACCTTCAGCGCGGAGCTTGCGGCGCTGAAAGGTCAGCTGGAAATCGTCTCGCGCGGCGTGTCGTCCCTGCCGGCCCCGGTGGCCGCAAACGCGGACACGCAAACGCCCGCCCCCGATAGCCGGTCTGTTGACCCGCAAGCGTTCTTCTCCGCGGCATTCGATGCCGTTCTCTCGCGCTCAAAGGGGGCGCAACGCTCATGATTCAAAAGGTCGAAGGCGGCGAACTCGAGGCGATGGCCTCGAAGATCAACGCCGAACTCAAGAAGTCGCTGGACGATCGGGACTCGGCTCTCGTCGAACGGCTCCAACGTCAATTCCAGGAAGAGCTCGCCAAGAAGTCGGCGGAGTTCGAGTCGCGCGTTGCGAAGTTCTCGCTGCCCGGTAGCGAAGACGCGACGCACAAGGGCAAGGGCTACTCCTTCGCCAAGGCGATGCTCGGCGTCCTCACGAAGGACATGAGCGTTTGCCCGCTCGAGCACGCGATGCACAACGAAGTGCGCGCCAAGGCGATGAGCTTCGGCGTCGACACCGCGGGCGGCTTCCTCGTCCCGAACGAAGTCCTCACTTCGCAGCTGATCCCGCTGCTCTACGCCAACACCGTTTGCGTTGAGCTGGGCGCGACTCGCCTTGATGGCCTGACCCGCGCTCCGATCCAGATCCCCCGCGTCGGCGGCGGCACCACGGCCTACTGGATCGGCGAGACCGGCACGATCACCGCGAGCGACGCGGCTGTCGAGCAAGTCCAGCTGATGCCGCACGGCCTTGCGGCCATGACGGTTGTGAGCGAACTCCTGCTCGGCATGGATTCGCCCGGCGTCGAGTCGATGCTGCGCGAGGACATGGCGCGTCAGATGGCGCTCAAGCTCGACCTCGCGGCTCTCGCGGGTACGGGCGCGAGCGGTCAGCCGACGGGCATCCTGACGGCGTCGGGCGTCAACACCACGACGCTCTCGGACCCCGGCACCTACAACCAGTACGCGCAGTTCATCAGCGAAGTGCGCGCCGACAACGCCCTTGCGGGCCGTCTCGGTTGGGCTGTGTCGAATGCCGACATGGCGGAGCTGGAGCAGATCGTCGACACCTCGTCTGGCGGTACGAACACCACCAACCAGATCCACGAGCGTCGCCGCCTGCTTTCGGAAGACGGCTCGGAGCTGCTCGGCTACCCGGTCCGCGTGAGCACGCAGCTCAGCGACGGCCAAGTGATCTTCGGCAACTTCGCCGACCTCGTGATCGCCCAGTGGGGCGGCATGAAGATCGACACGACGAACGCGGTGAACTTCGCCAGCGCTCAGCAGCACATCCGCGCCCTGTCGTTCTTCGACATCGGCATCCGTCACCCGCAATCGTTCTGCCGTCCGTCCTGATCGGACACAGGAGCACTCACACACATGGCTTCTCTCACTCCCAAGTCCGCGGTCAAGATCGTCAACGCCCTCGTGCCCGACGATTTCGGCAACACTGCGCCGAACGCGACGCAGTGCCTCAACGTCGACACGCTCGGCTTCCGCTGGGCGACGTTCGTTGTCCAGGTCGGCAACGTGGCCGGAACGTCGATCACCTGCAAGGTGCAGGAGTCGTCGGACAACTTTGTGTCGGACGCCGCCTCTGACATCACCGGCGCGTCGATTCCGGTCTGGGGCGACACCGACGACAGCACGCTGAAGTCGATCACCATCGACCTCCAGCGCTGCGAGCGCTACCTGCAACTGGCGTTCACCTACGGCAGCATCACGGCGAGCGACGTCTCGGCGTGCTGCATCCTGTGGGGCGCGACCGATTCGCTGTCGATCGGCACGGCTGGCGTCCAGACCAACGCCACGGGCCCTTTCCCGGTCTGATCCTGACGTGAACTGAAAGCCGGCGGGGCGTGTGTCCCGCGTCTCGCCGGCTCATCAACTAGGGACGAAGCGCATACGGAGTGCGCGCCGCCATGCTGAAGCAAGTCAAGAAGAACGAACACCTGCACTGGCCCGAGGACATGACCTCGGTGCAGATGCGCTACCGCGGTGGCGCGGGCTACGTCGTTGATACCGACGCGCCCTGCGAAGCGCGGTTTCTCAAGGGTCAAGAGCACAAGCTCGAAGTCGCGGCCGATGGCGCGAAGCCGAGCAAGATCGAACTCGCGACGGCGCTGCGCCTGATCGCTGCCCACACGAAAGCCAACGGCGCGGAGTCTCGCTCGGCAGCCGCCAAGCCTCTCCCGTCCGTGACCGTCCCCAAGCGAACGAAGGCCGCCAACTGAAATGCCGACCCGCACGCCGCTAAAGCTGAACGCATCGAATCAGCTCGCCGAGCTCGAAAGCGGCGACACGATCGACCCTGCGCTGCTTGCCACTGGCACGCGCGACGGAAGCAAGTTCCTGCGCGATGATGGCGCATGGGAAGCCGTAGGCGGCGGCAGCGGCATCGGCGACGTGACGGGCCCGGCGTCCAGCACGGACAACACGCTGCCGCGCTACAACGGCACGGGCGGTAAGACTATTCAAGCGTCGGGCGTCGTCGTCGATGACTCGAACGCGGTGTCTGGCGTCGCGTCGCTGGCGGTCACGGGCAACATCACCGTGGGCGGCACGGTCGATGGGCGCGACGTTGCGACGGACGGGACGAAGCTGGATGGCGTCGCGGCTGGCGCTGAAGTCAACGCGGCGTCCAACCTCACGGCGACGGCGGCGCACGGCGGATCTGGCGTGTACGCGAGCAAGAGCGGTTCGACGCTCCAGCTGCGACCGATCGTCAGCGGCCGGCAGGTGCAAACCAGCATCAGCACGAATGACGTCGTAGTCGCCTACGACGCTCCGCGGTATCAGCCCAAGCGCGAGCACTTCGACCGATTCCAGCCGCGCCGCGCGCGTGGCCCTTGGATCGCTGGCGCAAACGCCTCGGCTCCGTCGCTTCACGGCCCGGCGCTCACGAACGCTGCCGCTGTCAGTGTCAGCGGCGGGCACTACGTGCGCTCGTCGGGCTCTTGGATCATCGACGGCTTCAGCGTCGGCAACGTCTTGACGGTCTCGGGATTCGCGACGGGCGGCCCTGGAGGGCCGAACAACGGAACGAAGACCGTTACCGCGGTCAGTCACACGACGCTCGAAGTCGGCGGCGGGCTGACGACCGAGTCAGCGCCCGGCGTCGCTGTCATGACCAGCTACACGGAGCACCTTTACCCGTGGATGGTCGCGACGTGCCTCGACTACGAAGGATATCCGCACGATCGGCACCAACGGCTTGAGGCGAGCCTGTCGTCTGGCGGGCTCAGCGAGACGCTCGGCTACGCGCACGGCGAGTTTGTCGCGGCCGGCGAGTTCCGCAACGGCGCGAAGATCATCTTCGACGGCTGCGGCTACGCGGCGAACACGGTCAACGCCGACGCCTTTTTCGAGTTCGTGCTTGAGCCGAACCCGACCGTGGCCGGCGCTCCGGTCTACACCGGCGCGAACCGAATGCGAATGCTGACCGGCGAACTCGGGCAGACGTGGACGGGCAATCGCGCGTTCCGCTACCGAATCGAGCTCTACAACCTCGGGCCCGACTCCTACGAATACTGGGGCGAGTTCCTCGTTGCGAGCGGCGCGGGACAAACCGGCATTCGCCGCGAGGCGGGCGGCCGCGTGACGGGCGGTCACAACTGGATGGCGAACGACACGAACCTGCAAATGCGCTGGCGCGTGGACCGCATCGCCAACCTCGACACCTACGACGCGACGTATCAAGGACTGACGACGCTGCGTCTTGCGATTGAGAACTACGGCGTCAGCGCGGAGGGCTTCTAGTGCCGGACTACACAACGCTCGACCGAACGACCGCGGCCTATTCGGGTCGCTGGGGCAAGCGCGGGAAGTTCCAGCGCGTCCGCATCTGGCCGCCCACCAACCCGGTCGGAGGCGGCAACGTCAGCGGCTACCTCGCCCCGCCGTGGCGCGTGGTGTTCTTCAAGCACGGCGGCGGGAAGATGAACCCCGACGACCTCGACCTCGGCTCCAACTCAACCGCGCTCTACCTCGCGAATACGCTGGGCTGCGCGGTCATCAGCTACGACACGACGCCCGGCGGCTTCTATGAGCCCGGCGCGGTCGAGCCTGAGGCGAAATACTGGCCCGAGACGCACGAGGAAGACGCGGCGTTTATTGCGTGGATTCGCAGCCGGGCGACCGACACGGCGCTCTTTGGCGCGGGCGGCTCGATCTCCACGCTGCCGGGTAAGTCCTTGCACTGGGGCCTGTCTAGCGGCGGCTGGGATGTTGTGAAAACGCAGCTGGCGCGCGACGGCGAGTTCGAGTACGCCAGCGGGGCGATTCAGCGCGGCGAGGCTCGCTTCGCGCGGAAGTTTGACCACCGCTGCAACTTCGTGCTGGTCAATCAGCACCAGTCGATCTTGTCGAGCTTTTGCAAGTCGAAGGTCGCGGCCACTGACCCGGTCGACAGCTACACAGTGAACGGCGCGCACAGCATCGGCGCTACGTCGGTCTCGATCACCGGCGGAACCGGCGCGTGGGTCAAGGGAAACCGCCTGACGATCACCGGCGATTCGCAGCAGTACGCGGTCCGCACGGACAAGGCTAGCGGCGCGGGCTCGCTCGACATCTTCCCGGCGCTGCGCGTGACGCTCTCCGGCGGCGAGACGATCGAGCGCGTCGAAACGGGCATGGATAAGTACGGCGACCACGCATGGTGTGGCGGCTACTTCTTCCGCTCCGGCGACTACATCTGGCAGGCCGACACGGTTAGCGGCGCGAGCGGTGCTGAATTCCCGTGGGAGACGAAGCGCCAAGCGGACGCTGACCTGCAAATCACGTCGGACAACCCGCGCGTCAAAGAAGTGGCGTGGATGTTCATTGGCGCGAGCGTCGGCGCTGGCACCGATGACCCGCTGTTCACGTCGGCGCTGACCGGCGAAACGAGCTTCCGCCAGATCCTCCCGGCCCCGTACGGGCTCGCGACCGAGGGCACGATCCACCCCGGCTTCATCAACCTCCACGAAGAGGCGCAGGCGTTCGCGATGGGCTACGCGCTGGACGCCGCGGGCAATACGTCGAACGTCGCGGTGTATCAGGGCAACTCGACCTCGAACACGACGGTAGCGGCGACGAACTGGAACAAGGGGCGAAACGCTGACTTCTCGTCGGCCGTCCTTGGAGCCTTCCTCACCTCGCGGGGATTCTGATTCATGGCAGACGCTTCCAAGCAAGTTCGCCCGGTCGAAACGGTTTCGCAGTCCGACACGAACACGACGCACGCAACGGACACGGCGCTTTCGCGTCGCGTCGGCGGCACCGGCGTCAGCGTCGGCACGATGGCTGAGCTTCGCACGGAGCTCGGCGCGGGCGCAGCGAGCGGCCTTGCGACGCTCGACTCCAGCGTCCTTGTCCCGGTCGCGCAGCTGCCCACGATGGTCGGAACGAGCGGCAGCTCGAACGGCACGCGCGGCACGGTCCCCACGCCGCAAGGCACTGGCACCGCGAGCACGAGTGACACGCTTCGGCCCCTGCGCGGCGATGGCACCTACGGCGGCGGCGCTTCGGGTGTCTCGTCGGCGTGGCTGAATCGCATCACCGACGAGAACGGTACGGTTCAGGTCCGCATCTCGAACACGGAGCGCCCCGACTACAAGGGCGACCCGTTCATGTCGACGATCCGCGCGCCGCGCTTCATTATCGGCAAGGCGTACGGCACGACGTTCGACACGGTCGGACTGCCGACGCCGACGGTAACGAGCCCCACCGCAGCGTCTTCGCAGGTGGACGCGACGGGGTCGTACGTCCGACTCACGAACAGCCCGTCGACCAACGCGATGGTGGCCGGCATTTCGACGACGGACACGAGCCGACGCGGCCTGACGCCCGAGTTCTACATCGTGTTTCGCACGGCGCTACTGCGCTCGCGCGCGTGGGTCGGACTGTTCGAGTCGGACCCGAGCGGCGGTACGGACCTGTTCAGCGGCAGCCTCCACGGCGTCGGGCTCTACTACGACCGTCGCGTCGGTGCGCCTGCGACGAGCAATCCGATTGCTGACGTCGCGGTCAACGGAACGTCCAAGACCTATACGCGCACGAACGGCTCTTTCATCGCCGACGGTTTCCGCGTTGGCCTGAAGGTGAAGTGGACTGGTTTCGCCAACGCTGTGAATAACCAGAACGGCGCGACGATCACGACGCTGACGGCAACCGTCATGACCGTGACCGAAAACGGCGCGACGATGACGAACGAATCCAGCGGCGCAAGCGTCAGCGCTACCGGGATCATCCAGACCGCTGGGCTCTCTGGCGTTGTCGTCAGCGCCTCGGCGACGACCTACACGCGCGCTAGCGGATCGTTCATCACCGAAGGGTTCCGCGTCGGCATGACGGTTACCTGGACTGGATTCGCGAACGCCGGAAACAACACGGGCGGCGCGATCACCGCGCTTACTGACACGGTCATGGAGTGCTCCGGCGGAGCCCTTGTCAACGAGTCGCCTGCCGGATCGGTCACCTGCGAAAGCAACAACTCGCCCGTCTGGCGCTTCGTCACGGCCAACGGCGGCGCGACGAGTGCGGACCAGACCGAAGTTGTTACGTCGATTCCTGCGGTCGCGAACACCTACCAAGTCTTCCGCATCCGCAACGTCAACACGAGCGAGTGGGAGTGCTCGAACTACGACACGGCAACGGGAACGTGGGTCAACGCTTCGACGATCACGACCACGTCGCCGGCTGCCGCGTCCGCGCTTCAAATCCACGCGAGCAATCGCAACATTGCCGGCTACACGGCGGCGGGCGTTTCGATCACGGTCGACGCCGCGGCTAAGACGTTCACGCGCGCCTCCGGCAGCTGGATCGCCGACGGGTTCCGACTTGGAACGGCAGCGGACGCGGTTTCGTTCTCGTCGTTCTCGAACGCCGGGAACAACCTGAGCACAGGCACCATCACCGCGCTGACGGACACGGTAATGACGATCGGCGGCGCGTCGGGGCTGGTCAACGAGGTTGGCGCGACTACGGCTGTCGCATCGTCCCCGGCGACGACGCTGGACGTGTCCCACATCGTCCTCAACCAGGAGTGACGCCGCGGTGACCATCTACAAGGTTCCGGTTCGGCGCTCGGACGGCTCGATTGCGCACGTCGCAGTCGACGGCGGCGACACGCTGACCGTCCTTGACTCGGACGGAACTACGGAGATCACGGTCGACTTCGACCCTACGGGACTGCCGCCCACCGCGCGCCCGTTTGTGCTCGACAGCGACGGCGTAACCCGCATCTATCTCGACTGGGCAGAGGCCGTCTACAGCATGGACCTAACCACACTCACGCGCGTCAAGAGCACGCTCGGCGGCTTTTCAACGAGCGCATACGATTCGCTAATCGGGCAGATCATCTCCGACGTGTCGAGCCGCTTCGAGCGCTACATGCGTCGGCAGGTGTTGAGGACTACCAACACAAAGACGTTTCCGCTGGCGCAGCTTTCGACGGTCGTAACGCTCGACGCCGCGCCCGTCTCGTCGATTACGTCGATCAAGTACGCATCGCACCCGAGCGACTTCGCTGGAACCACGGCGATGAGTTCGGACCTGTACGTCCTGGAGGACTCGGCGGCGGGCCTTGTGCGCTTCCTGATCGAGATGCCGCTGAACGATCGTCGGCGTCCCGGTTACGTCCAGGTTGTCTACGTCGGCGGTATGGCTGACGACACGGCCGACTTCGTCGCGACCTATCCAGACATCGCGCGCGCGGCCGACATCCAGTGCGCCTACGAATACAACCGGCGCAACACGCCGGGCGGAAACGTCACGAGTGACGCCGGCTCGACCGCGTTCGACGAAGCGCTCGGAATGCTGGAGAGCTCGAAGCAGGCGCTCGCCGGCCATCGACGGGTGTTCCTGCGGTGAACGTCAACGCGCGAGTGGTCGACGATGGACTGCGCCGGATGCTCGGGCGCTTGCCCACGATCGTGGAGCGCGAGCTTGTCATCGCGTCCAAGCGCATGGGCGAGGAGCACGTTACGTCGATGGCGCAGCGGATGCGCGGCGACGGCGCGGGCCTCGTCAAGACTCGCACGGGGTTCCTGCGCGACCGATTCACGACGGAGACGCGGCAGGTCGGCGGGATCGGCGGGATTCGCACGCGCGTTTTCGTGGCGGGAGTCAAGTACGCCGACATCCAAGAGCGCGGCGGCATCATTCGCCCGAAGGCCAAGAAGTTCCTGACCGTCCCGCTGGACGCGACCAAGACGGCGTCGGGAACGATCAAGGGCAAGTATGCCGGCGGCGCTGGAGCCTACCGCGCGAGCGGAGCGGACACGTTCGTCTTCAAGTCGAAGAAGGGCGGGCTGTTCATTGCGGAGCGCCAAGGCGCAGGCGGGAAGCTCGCGCTTCTATGGAAGCTCGTTACAAGCGTCCGCATCCACGGCAACCTCGGCTGGTATCGCACTTGGCGGGAGAACGCCAGCCAACGCCGGTCGATCCTTGACGCGACCGCGCGTCGCATCGTCCAGCAAGCGAGGGGCGCGTGAGCACGCTGGCGCTACCGCTGGGCTTCGACATCGAGACGCGCGACGCACAGCGCGCCTATCAGTCAAGCGCGGCTGACGGCGCGGTGCTTCGGCGTCGCGTGTCCGAGCGCAAGCTGCGGCGCTGGCGGCTCAACTGGCCCGTCGCCCCGCGCGGCGTCTACGAACTCGTGCGCGAGGCGTGGGACGAAAACGGCGCAGTGCTCGCGATGGACTGGACCGACCCCGACGGTAACGCCGTGCGCGTCCGGTTCGCCGAGCGGCCCGATCTGTCGCTGTCGACGTACATGCACGCCTCGATCGCGCTGGAACTTGAGGAGGTTCTCTAGCCATGCCGTACCCGACAGGGACGCCGGTTGACGAGGCCATCCTCGACAACGTCAAGACGACGCTCGAAGGCATCGCCACGCCGAACTACCGCTACACGATCGCGCGAGTCGAGCGTATTCGGCCTACGGGAATGCTTGAGTTCCGCGAGTTCCCGCTGCTCTTGATCGGCGTGCCAACGATCACGTGGCGCGACAACGTCTCAAACCGGCTGACCGGCGATATGCGGCTGACCATTCGCGGCGTTGTCCTCGACCGGGAATCCGGCTTCGAGAGCGTCAACTGGCTTGCCGCCGACGTGCGCAAGGCTTTATTGGCGGACACGACGCGCGGCGGGCTTGCCTGCTGGACGCGGATCGAGAGCCAAGAGGCTGCGCTAGGAGTTGAGGAGGGCGGCGCTAACCCAAGCGTCGACCTCACCGTGCTGATTCACTTCCGCCACCTGTACGACGACCCCAACACCGCCACCTAGCCATGTCTGGATCACTCACCAATCGGCTTGTTCTCGCCGCCAAGATTGAGGACGTCCCCGGCACGCTGGACACGGGCGTCTACAGCGCTGCGAACGCGAAGCATCAGCTCATTGATGCGCGCATGGCGTTCGACTTCCCGACGTTCGACCGGCGCATCAAGCGCGAGACGCTGACGCCTGTTCCCGGCCTGAGCGGTCGGCAGGACGCCACGCTGACGTTCTCGATCGAAGAGGCCGGCCACAGCTCGTCGACCGAGCCGACGTGGTCGAAGTTCATGAAGGCGTGCGGCTACCGAGTCGAGACGCTCTACAAGGTCACCATCGGCGCAGTGACCGGCGGGCCGTTCCGTCACGGCGAGACGATCACGCAGACCGGGACCAGCGCGACGGCAAAGGTGTTCATGGACACCTACACCGGAACGACGACGCTTTACGTCTACGACGTCGTCGGATCAGAAAACAACTCGGGCGTCTGGACGGGCGGAACGTCTGGCGCGACCGCGACTCCGAGCACGGACGCGAACACCGCGGCGGGTTTCGGCTGGCGTCCGGTTGACTTCGACACTGTCACGGTCACCTACAGCGGAACGGACCCCGCGGTTGGAGACGTCATCTCCGGCGGCACGTCGGGAGCGATTGGCGTTATCGAGTCGATCAACGCTACCGGCTCTGGCGGTACGGCGAAGATCCGCGTTCGCAACGCCAAGATCTACAGCTCAGGCGAGACGCTGACGGCCCTCCCGAGCACGTCAATCGGCACGGCTTCGGCCATCGCGCAGGAGGACATGCCGACGCTCACGTGCGCGCTGTACGAAGACGGCAAGCGCAAGACCGCAATCGGTATGCGCGGCACGTTCACGCTGTCGGCGCGCGTTGGCGAGCCCGTCACGATGGGCTTCGAGTTCCGCGGCGCGTTCGGCGCGATTGCGGACACGTCGCAGCTGACCGGCATCACCTACGAAGACGAGATCCCGCCGACGATGCTCGGCGCGTCCGTCGAACTGCGCACCGAAGGCACCGCGGGCAGTTACGCGGCGCGCTTCTCGGCCATCACGCTCAACGCGAACAACACGCTGGCTTCGCGCGATGACGCATCGGCGTCCAGCGGCGTGCGCGAGTACATGATCGTTGGCCGCTCGGGCTCTGGCAGCATCGACCCCGAGGCCGACCTCGAAGCGAGCTACCCGGCCATCACCAACTTCAAAGACAACAAGGTCGGCGCGCTCAAGTTCACGGTGGGCTCGACGCTGGGCAACCAGTTCGTCCATCAGGTGCCGGGCCTGCGCACGACGGGCGTGACTGTCGGAGACCGCAACGGCATCCGCACCGAAGAGCTTGCTTTCCAGATGACGGGCGGCTCGATGGCGAACGTGGGCGACTCCCCCAACGCGCGCAACGATCTGCTCATCGCCTACATCACCGCCTAGTACCCGCGGCACCGGAGGGCCGCAACGCATGGCAATCGCAGTCAACTACGCAAAGACGGTTCGCTACGTGGTCTCGCGCGAGCGCGCGCTTCCCAAGGAAAAGCAGACCGTCTACATCCTCAAGCCGCGTTCGATCGCAGGCGGCCGCGCGGTCGCTCAGGCGTTCAAGGAAAGCGGCTTCGATGCAATCATCGCGCAGCTTCGCTACACGCTCGCCGGCTGGGAAAACCTGCTCGAAGCGAACGGGCATCCGGCCGAGTTCAAAAAGGACCAGGCCGGCCTCGCGACGGAAGAGACTCTGTCGCGCATCCCCGAGAAGGACCGCGAGGAACTCGCCTTCTCGCCGGAGATCGAGCGCGCGCTGTCCGAGGCCGACGTGGGAAACTAAGGGCGGTCGCGCGTGGGCTTTGGGACGACACTGTCAAGCCTCGCTGCCCGAGCTGCCACCGTGACCCGGCGCTCAGGGAAGAGTGGGGCTGCGACAAGCCTGCGCCGCGGCCGGTCCTTCGGATCACTTGCTCAAAGTGCCACGGCTCCTCGCGTGACTGCGAAGCCTGCGACGGCAAGGGCTTCGAGTTCTTGCGCCGCTGCCCGAACAGCCATGCGAGCGATGACGTGGCGGAAGCGCTATCTAGCTACCACATGCTCGAAAGCGGAATCCTGCCGAACGCTGGCGGATGGTCGGACCAGCCGGAGCTTTTCGCGCGCGCGTGTGACGTCATCAACGCCGAGCGATCGACAATCGAACGAGAGCGCCGCAAGCGCGAGGAAGCGATGAAGCGTGGCTGACGAAAAACTCATCATCGACGTATCCGTCCGCGACGAGCTGACGCCTGCGCTGCAAAAGGCCGACAAGGCTGTCGGCAACTTCGCTACGACGGCGAAGGCGGGGTTTGACCGGGTCGACGATTCGGCGTCGAAGCTCTCGGCTGGCGTGTCGAACGCCGGGGCGAGCATCGACGCGACGAAAAAGAAGGCGATCGACTTTGCCGACGTTGCGCAAAAGAAGTTTGAGGCGCTCGGCAAGGCCGCTATCGGCATCTTTGCGGCCGACGTCGTGGCAAAGGTCGCCGGGTTCTCGTCGGCGTTGGACCTCGTCAGTAAGGCGGCGGAGGCGGCAGCCGAGGCTCTTCGCGACGCGCTTGGAATTACGGCTTACGAGGAAAAGCTGATTCGTGAGCAGGAAGTCCTCAAGCAGACCGCCGCGGGTTGGGACGCACTGCGCCGGGCGCGCGAGGCCGCCGAGCAGGCATCCCGCGGGCCGGGGATAGACATTCCAGCCCTGCGACTGGGGACTGGTTCTCTTACGATCCCGCAGAACTTCATTTCAACGCAAGGGCTTTCGCCTGACCAAGAGGCGCAGGTCATCGGGCGGGCCGATTCGCTCCGCGTACTCGTCGAAGCGCTTGCGGCCGAGGGCCGCCAACGCCTGTCGTTCACGAAAGATCCACGGACTGGCGCTGTCAGTCGCGCCGAAGATCCTGTGGCCGTCACGGACGACTTGCGCAATCGGCTGCAAAGTGCCGCACGCGAGGTCGAAATCTTTGCCGAGAACCTTCGATTCTCCAACTACATCGCGGAGCGTGAGGCGGAGATCCAGCGCGGAATTCAACAGCAAGCGCTACAGCGGCTGCGCACCGGAGAACAGTTCGGCCCGCCCGCGCCCGAGTTCTTCGAGATCCCGCGCGGCTTCGAGTTCATTCCCAGCGGTTCCGGCGGCTCCGGCTCGTCGCGCGGCTCCGGCTCCACCTTCAGCGCCGAGTTCAACGCAGCCAACGCGCGTCGCCGTGCTGTCGCCGGCCGTGTCGCACAGAATCGCCGCCGCGAGCAATCGCAGTTCCTGCCGCTGGAGTTCACCGAGGCCGTTCAGCAAACGCAGCAAATCGCCAGTTTCGCCGAGCAGGCCGCACAGTCCTTCGACAACCTCGGCAACGCGATCCGTAGCAGCATCGGCGACCAAGTCGTCCTCGGCAGCTTCAACGCGCTCTCCAACTTCTTCGCGCAGGCGATCCAGGGGCAAGCGACGTTGCGCGACCTTGGGCGCTCGTTCGTCCAGCTCGGCGCGCAGATCCTTGCGCAACAAGCGGCGCTGCGCGTGCTCGGCTTCTTTGGCTTCGGTGGGGCTGCGGCCGGCGCTGGCGTCGGCGCGGCCGGCGGGGCTGGCGTTGCGGCTGGCGGCGCGGCGGGCTCCATCTCGCTGGGTAGCGGCGGCTTCTCAACGCTCGGCATCCAAGGCGGCGGGCAATCCTTCGCGGCCTCGCGCGGCGCAGGAATCCAAGTCTCGCTGAGCGTCACGTCGCTCGATCCTCGCGGCGCGGCCGACGTGGTCCTGTCGCAGATGCCCGTGATTCAGCGCGCGCTTGCGTCCAGCATCAGCAACGGCAGCAGCCGGGCCCTTCGCGTCGCGGTCGGAAACGCCTAGGCATGACGCACGTCTGGCCTACCTCGGATGACTTCGCCGCGGGCTCTACGGCCTACGGCGACTGGCCGTCCGCGTACTTGAAGGCCGCGTGGTGGAGCGCCGCGAGCTTCGCGCATCCCGTTTCGTCCAGCTACACGAGCACCGTCAACGCTTCGGACTTGACGGATGCGTTCTCCAAGACGCAGGGTGCGGACGCGAGCTCGGCGACGCCTAGCACCGACCCGTCTGGATACCTCTGGCGTCAGCTCGAATCGAACGCCGAAGGCACCGTGCGTATGGCGTTCAACGTGCGCGTTCTCACCGGCGTTCCGCTCGTGAACAACGGAATGACGATCGGCATGGTGTGCGCCCGCGTGTCGGGTTCGACGTACACGAGCGCGACCAACTCGCACAGCGCAATCCAAAACGGCTACTTCTTCGGCTGGCTGGGCAACGGCTCTGGCCTTGGGTGCACGTGGTACTTGGTTCGCGTGAACAGCGGGACGCGGACGATCCTGCAATCGTCCACGTTCTCGACATCGTCGGTTCTATCGGCGTCGAACTTCGACGAGCTGTTCAAGTCACGCTCGGGCGAGGTCTACCTAACCGTTTCGGCTAGCGGCTCCGACGTTCGGCTGCGCGGAGGCTATCGACGCGGCGGCGACACGACGGACACGCAAGTCTTCGACGTGACGGACACCTCCGGCTCAAAGATCACGACCGCGGGGCGCTACGGCTTCGCAATGAACGGCGCGGTTACCGTGACGGGCGGCGACTTCGCGGCGCAGTGCTCGCGCTTCGAGGTTGTCGAAGGTTCTACGGTGCGCGTGCGTGACGAGTGGCAACGCGCGTTCCCGCTGTCGGCGTTGCAGTCGACGCCGAAGGCTGGCTTCACCGGTCGATCGCTGCTCCAGTCATGGTGCGGCGACTTCCACGGCGTCGCGGCCTACGATCAAAAGCTGTGGCGCTCGAAGGTCGGCGGCCTAACCGATCGCATCAACGTCAAGCCCGACACGGAACCGACGGGCAACGCGACAACGCTGCGCGGTTCGTACATGCCGTCGCAGAGGCGCGCGACCGATCGCCGCTCGCAAAATCGCACGATCACGTTTCGGTTCTCGTCGCTCCAGCAAGGCGGGGCGGCTGGCACAACGAACCCCACTGCGGAGCGTGCGGTAGGTATCAGCCTGCGCGGCTCGATGAGCCTTGAGCCCGCGGTTACGAACACGGGTAACTTCGTCGGCTACTCGGCCGTTGTCCGCATCAACGACGGCGCGGGAACGGCGGTCGCGCAGCTGTACCGATTCACGCCGTCGCAAACGCTGCTCGCGGACAAGGTCGTAACGGCTGCGGTCGACACCGACTACACGCTGCGCTTCGACGCCTACAACCTGCTCGATGCGTCGTCGAACAACACGGGCGCTGTCGTCATGCGCGTCTACCTCGGCGGCGCGCAGATCGTGTTCGACGCCGTCGACCCGAACGTCACGGTCACCGCGGCGGGGAACGTCATCGACGGCACAAGCTCGCGCATCGTCGAAGGCTCGCTGGAGTGCCTGAACATCTTCACGGTCAACGGCGACAAGACGACGTTCGTAGACACGTGGACTGAGAGCACGCTGACCAACGCGAGCGGAACGGCGGCGAGCGCGCAGGCTTCGATTGCTGTCGCCGGCGAGGCTGACAACGACTCGGGCC